ACAATAATTTTTGTGCTGGTAAGAAAGATAGCAGCAAAAACCGAAATAAGGGCCACCCTTGTTTTCTCTTTGATGGAACTAATAGTGCTATCCATAAAAAATACTCCTATCCTCAAAGATAGGCGCATGCCCATCCAATTTAAGGTTATTAATGTGGGCTATGCGTATATTGGCTATTCTTTCAGGATCGTGGATTAATTTCATAGGAGGTATCTCTGAATTAGTATCGACAGGTGTGCATCAGTAGAAAGAGAGAATCAATCGTTTTTAGATATCTTTCTGTTTCCGTTTGCGGGGTTCTTTCCAAGCATAGCTCTTACATTTAGGGCAGACTTTTGGTTCTTCCGCTGATCGAGGAAACCAGGTATAATTACATTTTTTACAGGTTAGTTCAGATATTGTTAGTTTCATACATCCCCCTAATAGGTTTTTACCATTTTTAAGTTACCAGCATCGAATATTCTGAGATACCCATTATTTAACATATTTTCATATTCTGAAAGAACAGGATCAAATATTTTCAGCTTATCTTTTAGTTTGTGCTTTTGAAATTTGACTCTACTCCATAAGGTAAGAGTTTTGTCTTTATCTTTGAAATAAAAATAGTTAGGCTGGGTTAAGTCTGTGTTAATAAAATTTTTATAACTGTTCCCTGTAAAATAGCGAACATCAACAAAACTGATTATTTTCTTGGGGGTATACTCAATTTCAAAATGCTTCAATATTCTTTCGAACCCTCCGATAACGGCATGCCCTAATTTTCCAGCAAATCTAATAATTTCATAAGCATCTTCATTTTTGTATCTAAATTTTCCAAATGCTCCAAGACAAACAAGTTCTTCGTTGTAATAGAGACCTATGCGTATTCCGGCAGAAGAGGATGATTGCAAATGATTTTGTTCAAGAAACTTTGTGCTATTGACTGGATCAACTTCTCTGACACTACATTTTCGAGCAAATATTTTAATATTCACCCCAAGCTTATTCAATAAAATAGATTTAACGATACTTTCTTTATTAACCCACTCATTTTCAAATATTTGAATAAGTTGTATGCTCTTTTCCTTAAAGTACTTATACTTATTCTGATGGTAGCTCCTACTTCGATAAAGATCGCTATGCCAGTATATTCCATTGAAATCTATTCCAAGATTATAATCGGGTAAGTAGATATCTATTTCAAATTTAAGTTTTCCATTTTCATAATACTTTTCATTTGGTTTTATATTCGTAATTCCTTGTGCTTGCAGCCATGTAATTATATCATCCTCAAAGTAAGAACGATGCTTCCCGCACTCACAAAATATTTGATGAGGGTTTATTTTGTCGCTTTCTATTATTTTTTTGCATCGCTGGCATTCAAAGCTTTTTATTTGCCTAAGTGGGCTGTCAATGTATTCTTTTTTATCAAAGCAAGGTTTTATGTATCTTTTCGATAGAACTTCTAAAAAGGTATCCCAGTATTGGTTCCGTAAAGTTTTTCTTGCTTTCACTTTAGCTTCAGGTATTTGCTGCGCAGAAGAAACCCCATACTTTGATAAAAAAGTCTTTCTTGCTTTTTCCTTAAATTCAGGTATTTGTGTAGTGTACTCAACCCCGTACTTTTCTTTTACTTTCTTTTTAATAGATTCTTTTATTTCTTCTGATTGAAAACTATTCTTAGTTCCGTAGCGAAGCACTGTCGTCTCTTCAGCACGTTTCTTTATTTCGTCATTTTGATGAACGTTTTCAAAACCGTATCTCTCAAGATTAGTCTGCTCTATTTTTTCCTGTATTTCTTTATTCTTAGAAGGAACGCGCACACCATAGTTTTTTTCTAGGGTATCCTCTGCTTGTCTCTTTATATCTTTATTTTTTAGAGGGTTATCTTCTCCATATTTCTCGATACATGTTTTTTTAAACTTTTCTTTAGTAGTATCAAGCTGTGCAACATTACTTACACCGTATTTTTCTAAAGTGGACTGTTTCCTAACTTCAGCTATTTTCTTAAAATGAATATCTTTACAAGCGGGGCAGCAGGGGTATGTATTACCATTCTTTAGTTTCAGGATATCTGTTGACCCACAATAGATACACTTTCTGTTTTCAAGTAAACGATACTCCTTTATAATTCGCAAAGCCCCCTTTTGTCCTATGCCAGAAGCGCACTTAGACGCATGCGTAGAACCGGTTCGCTCAAACTCTTTTATGAATATTCCTATTTTTTCTTGAGATATGCGTTCTGGTTTCTTGACTTCTATGCCATTTCTTTGTAATATCTTTTTAACAAGATGTTTATTAATCCCAACAGATTTTCCTATTCCATCTAGGGATTTTCCAGTTCTATACAAATTTAATATAGTATCTATTTGCACATTGTTTAATTCTATTGCCTTCATACATATAATATAATACGTATAGGTGTAAAAGTCAACAAATAAAAAACCCCCAAGAAAAGTTCTTGGGGGTTTTCAAAGTAAAGTTCAATACTATTACTTACTTGCTCACGCCATCCAGGATGGTATTGTAGCACCAGTTTTAACTCCACAGGCAACCGCCCTGGGATTCAGGATGGCCATTCCAATCATCTCCCCGAAGAGGTAGCCGTACTGGAATTTCCCAAACACGAAAGCGTCCGCTGGGAGCATGGTAAGGCTTATCCTTACTGGCATCGCCCCAAGATATCGGCCCTCTGTTACTGCGAATACAACGCCTTCAGGAACAGAAACGTTCTGGAGACCTTGCTCATCAACACCAGCAGATACGAATATGTTAACGCCCCATATAGATGCGAAGATACCTGTGAGAAGTACATCGCGAGATGTGACAGGATCATAATCGATTGCGTTGATGTTCTTTTTAAGATCGCCGAGCTCAGCACGATTGATAATGAATTTATCAACCAACAGACGGTGCCTTTCAACTTCGAGTTGCATAGTTTCAAGAACCGTTTTGTTGATGCTTGAGCTGATGGTAATCTGGTTGTTCTCAAGAGTAGATGCTGCATACAGTTCAGCAAGACCAGCACGGTCCTCTTGTAACATGATCTGAAAAGTTGCCTTGTCGTGTGTACGATCAACGATATCATACTGACGACGAGCAATTTCAGACATGTTGATTTTCGGAAACGCAGTGACCCAGAATTCAGGAGGGAATACGCGGTTTCCTTTTACAACTGTTTCGATTGTCTGTCCGTCTTCTTGAATGACAAGAGCCGTGACATTGATATCCTTTTCATAGGATATAATTTGGCCTTGTGCAACTTCATGTGTCTTGAACACCTGACGGATAAAACCTTCATAGTCCAGTCTATCAAGGATAAGAGGAATCATCTCTGCGCCGAATCTCATCCGCTCAGCTTCGTTACCATTGAAAACAGACTCAACTATGCGCTGTTTTTCTTCAGGAGAATAAAAGTTCGTAGAGGCTTTCCTCTGATACTTGTCACGAACTTCAGAGAATTTTTGCTGCTGGGTAATCACATCTTTGTGATTCCATGCATTCATTTGGCCTTTAGAATCAAACATATCTTCTTTTGATTCTTTGGCGCGACCTGCGGAGTTAGTTCCACCGTAGGCTTTAGGATTTAAGAGCTTCTCATCATTATAAGGAGAAGCGATTTTTTTCTTTTCCATTCCGTTAGACCACATATTGCTTCCTCCTTATATTGTCCATTTAAAATGAAGTTCTGGATTATCAGCTGATGGAACTTTGGTAACTTTACCAACAACAACTGTTCCTGAACTTGTAAGATAACCTGATGCGTTAACATACAGATTTCCCATGAGAGTATACGCTGCACTTGTATTATATACGAGAGTTGCTGCTTCACCGCGATCTTCCAGTGTTGCGGCCATACCAGAACCGAGAGTCTGATCGAGACCAGTCAGAGTCGGATCTTCGTACAGATACGTAATTTTCCAGGTTCCAGTACCAGTAGAACCTTTTGTAATATAACCGTTTACTTCGGTCAGAGTCCATCCGCCAACTACTGCAAGACCGCCGCTTGTAATAAGAACGGAACCGGTTTTTACATTTGCATGATTCAAATAGAGAATCGTGCTGGTATTCGGTGATGTACTGAAAGTTTGTTCTTCATCCACTATCGGGCGATAGAAATTGGTAGTCTTGTGGCAGTAGAAAAGACCGATGATTGATGTATCGGAATTATTTGCTACTGTCAGAACAGGATTACCGTTGCTATCTGCCTCAAGGTTTGCAACCATTCCAGCGATGAACGTTTCCGCAGGGGAAACTGCTCTGTAGCCAGGATTATTGAAACCGTTGAGCCGACGGATGGAGTTCACGAGGCCATTGCGCCCTAAATCAGGAAGTATGGTGCTCATAGGTCACTCCTTAGTTTAAATTTAGAATCCACGCCTATTGCGATGGACATCTTGCCAGTATTTCTTGTACTCATCTCCACTACCATCTACACTAGAACCACGAAGTGGAGCGTTCACACTGGCTGTTTTCTCACGGGTTTCTTCATCTGCTACAGATGCTAGAACGTCTTCTCTACCAACATAATCTTTTGTAAATTTCGCTACTTTGACGAAATCATCATACGGTTTAGCCATAAACGTTTCGAAGGCTTCTTTTATAATGATTTTCTGAGCTGCTTCGAACCCATCGATAAATGCATTATGTGCAATATCTTTTGCTGCAGCTTCATGAATACCAGCTTCTACCATATTTTTAACCATGGCTTCTTTGAGTGGATTATCAATGAGACCGCGTAATTGCTGTGTTGATGCGAGTTCGACAGACAAACGAGCCTTATCGAAAACATTCTGAATCGCATCAGCCGATGCTGCTTTCTTACCAGGCATGCTAACATTAGTTTCTGATGTAGCTTTGCCTTCCTGTTTTACAGGAATTGTTGCATAAGACAGCGGAGCATTGTTGATCGTCGGGCCATTTTTATCTGATGCCGGTTCTGAGCCGATATCTTTGATATTTCCGCCTTCAACATTGATCTTATCAAGATTTTCAACTGGACCCTGCAATTCTTTGAACGGATAAAGATTCGCTTCTTTTTCCTCACGGAATTTAGCGAGACGAGCTTTAACCTTTTGTATCAGATCATCGCTTGCATCTTCATTTGCTTTCTTATCTTTTTCTTCATCTTTTTTCTTCTTGTCGTCTTTCTTCTTGTCGTCATCTTTCTTCTTGTCATCATCTTTCTTGGCAGAGGATTTTCCCATAGTCATGCTCATGGCATCTTTAGAACCTTTGCCACCTTTGCCTTTTTTCTTATCTTTTTTCTCGTCAAGTTTTTTAATATCAAATTTTGCAGTTTTGATAACTTCACGAGCTTTGGCCATTATATCCACACCTTTTCCGATCATACTATCTGCTGTATCGAATCCTTCAGGAGACATGTCTGCTCCAGGAGCTCCCATTTCGGACTCAACACCCTTGATAGCATCTTTGATTTGCTGAACGGCACCTTCAAGTGCGTCAATACCGGCAAGAAGATCTTCTTTGTTGAGGTCTTCGGAACCTTCATCTTCTTCGCCAAATTCATCATCAGCTTCCATATCATCGCCTTTGTCTTCACCAAGATCGATGTCTTCGCCTTCATCTTCGTCTTCTTTTTCGTCTTCAGCTGCGAACTTGAGAGCAAGAACTCCAGCATAGCGAAGTTTCTCCTCCTCAACAGTAGTCATGGCACTTTTTGCGTTTCTGATTGCGAGTACGAGCTTATTGAGTACTTCTGTGCTATTGTCAGAAACCTTTTCGAGAGTGCCTTCTTTTGTAACAATGACTTTTTCTTTCATTACAGCCTCTCTCATGTTATTGTTTTTAATTTTCAGACCTACGTCTGCTAAACTTGCCTTTACTGATTCTTTTGCAAGTGCCGGAGGAGGAGGCGGAGTTGGACCACCAGTAGGCGCTGCTGGTAAAGCTGGTGTTGCTCCCATAGCTGGCGTACTAGGTGGCGGTGTTATCAATCCCGTATCCTCTTCAGGATGCATTTTTGATTTTAAAAATTCATTTGCCCCTGCTTCTCCAGAGGACTTTATTTTTTCGACTAGCGTCTTAAAAAATTCTTTTGGTTCAAGGTTTGTTCTTGTGATAAGACTTTTTAGAACTTTTTCAGTCCATCCGAGATCGAGTAGATGATTGACAAGTTGTTCTAATTTTTTATCTGATATTTCTGCATAATGAACGCTAGCAGCTATATTCATAGCTTCTTCAATAGCAGCTCCGCCATCGTCTGAATCTTCTTCAGAAAGAAGACCAGAACTCTCATCAAGAACTTTAGAAAGATTATTTATTAAGGTAGGACCAGCTCTTTCTGCTAATGCATCGGCTTGTTGTTCCTCGGGTGATTTTGGTGCTGGAGCTACAGGACCTCCTTTTGAAGGTGCTCCTGGTGCACCTGCAGCGTCTACTCCAGGTCCGCCGCCCAAAGGTGTGCCTGCGCCCAAGTTTTTACCAGGGGTAGGTGGAGTTTTGCTACCCGGTCCTGTGGGTACGCCTTCTCCTGCTAAAGGTGGAATTACTCCACCGATGTTAGAATCGATTGTTGGTTCGGCCATATAATTTCATGAAATTATGAATTGGTTTCGAAAATCAAATATACACGCCATACTTGAAACTTTAAGGATGTTTGTTCAGTTTTTTTAAAGTACTTGATGATACTTCGTGTTATACTAATGGTGCTGGTGGTGCTCCTACTGGCGATGCTCCTGGTAAAGGAGGAGGTGTTCCCCCCGCAGGAGGTGCTGGTAGTATTCCTTCTGTTGGTAGAGTAGGCACGTTTTCTTCGTCAGGTTCATTCAAAGAATCCAGAAGTGTTTTCTTTGCTTCTTCTTGCTTCGGCGATGCAGTTGTATCAATTCCGGTTGCAATTTCTTCTTTAGCTTTTTCAAGTGGACCTTCTCCTGCTACAGCTGAAGGTGCTTTTGATGTTAATTCTTGCAATTCCTCAGCAGTCATTGAAATAGCAAGTTTTTGACCAAAAGCAGCATAAACGTCTTTGTTTATAGAACTCCACAAGGGTATAGCTTTATCAAATGCTAATTTTTTATCAGCAGCCCATGAAAGAAAAATATCTTCTATATCGGCGGGACCGCCAACGGATGCAGCATGTTTCCAAAACTCTTTCTTTAAAGCTTCCATTAACAAAAACTCCTTTGGTTAGGTTAATCAGAAGATTACAGAATTACGTATTTTTTTTAAGTCTTTTAGAAATTTTTATCAAAAACTCTTGACTTATACACCACATAGGTGTATATTCATATTAGTTATGGAGAATGACAAACTTATGCATAGATGGAGGAGTATCATGGGTAAAGTACTGGATTTGCGAAAAAAGTTAGATTTCTACACACGACCCACACACGGTGGCGAACAAGTACTCCCGAAAGTACGTGATGCTGCTGGTTCTTTGTATTTTCTTCCTACTCTTGCTGACGGAGATAAAATAACTCGAGCTCCAGGAGACTGGAGTACTCTTATTCAATATGGCCATGTAAAGTTTGATCCACACTATGTAGGCATGGAAGAATGCACTCTCGATGATACTTTCTATGATAGTGTATTTACTAAAAGGACAGAAGAAGAAGGTGAGAAAGCTTCTATAGAAATATTCGATTTTATTAAAGAGCGTATGCTTAAAAGAAACTGGCATCTCTTGCAAAAAGGAATGTCAGGGTTTCCTCAGAATCATATCAGAACAAAAGAAGATATAACTAAGAATTCAGCAATTATAGGTTTCTATTATTTGAAAGACGGTGTCTATGAAAGATACTTTGTAAAGAATGTAAGCAAAGTTCTTAAATACCGTGAACATCCAGAAAAACTCAAAAAATATATATTCGACGCATCAAGTATGCCAATCCAGAATAAAACAATACTCAGTATGCTGGATTATTTCAAAAATAAAAAGTCGAATGTAGTTGCGCTAGCTCGTTAACTTTATTGTTCTGCAACTTGTTCACGCAGATCTGGACTAAAGCTAATAATAGCTCCTCCAGAATGTACTAATTCATACGTTTCAGGAACAGAATGAACCGCTTTTTCAAGTTCTTCCTGCATCTTGCCAGCATCTTCCTCAGATGTGAATCCAAGAATACTTTTTTCGAGTTCTTTTTCTATTCTAATTGCTTTAGAGCTAATAACATTTTTTCCATAAATTTCTGGTCCGGTTGCTTTTACTATGGGTCTTGGTACTATACCATGCATAAACGCTACATAACCTTCAAAATGTGATACATTTTTGGCATCAGCTATCTCAATATAAAAAATAGCATCTCCTGTAACAACAGCAGTTCTATCTTCAAATATTGTAGTTACTTCATTGCAAATTGTAGCGTAAATTAATCTTGTAGTATCGATATCAATATTTTGTGAATTTATCCATTCTTCAAACAGCACATCTAGTGCCGCCGTTTTTTGAGTATCTTTAACATATTTCCAAAATGCTTTTATGCTTATTTCAACGGTAGGATTCATTGAAGTAGGATTAACTGCTGTAGTATTAATTGAATCTGATTTATCCATAGCGTCTTGCTCCATTTCTTTAATTGCTTTTTCTACTGCTTTTCCATGAAATGTTTCTGGAAGCATCTGAAGTATATCTGGTATGCTGTCCCCAAATGTTTCCTTGAGCGCTTGCGCTGCTTCATACTTAGCTTCAGCTTCAGGCGCCTTTGATACAACTCCGATAACTTTTGCGACAGCTTCTTCTAAAGAAGCTGCCCTCCCCATACTCTCTGCAAGAATTCCTTTATCCTGTGCAGATCCTATTTCCATTAAAGTTACTTTCTGAAGTGCTGTTGCTATATCAGGAGTTACATCTATACCACTCGATTGCTTAATGGTTTCAACATTACCAGACGTAACAACATTTTTTATTTGGTTAGCTATGAGTGCTCTGTCCAATGTCTTTCCTGCCATCTTTTCCCAGTCTTTGAGTTTTTTCTTAACAAGGGACATCCAATGCTTTATACCATTGTATAATTCATCGACTGGCTTTTGAACATTACTTTGCGTGTATTCAACAAGCTTTGCTATCATTTGATTTGCTACCGTTTGCTCAGTTACGTCAGCATCGCCTTCTGCTCCTCCAGCTGGGGGTGTCTCAGGAAGAAAATCAACACTACCCTGCTCAACTGAAGTATCTGCTGCCCATCTGCGTACAGGAAGGGTTGGATCTTTCAAACGGTTCAATAAATTTTCTATAGTTGATGCTTTTTTAAGAAGGATTTGATCGATAGCTTGCATAGCTGTTTCTCCTCGTTCTGGTGTTACTGTTTCTTTAGATTTAAGTTCTTGTTCAGTATCTTTAAGTGGTGTTTCGCCCCGTTCTTCTTTTGTTTTGTATGTTACATGCTGTTGCGATTCAATTTCAAAGGATCTCATAGTATTGTATTTTCCTTTGTATTCATCCAGTATTTGCTTAACATCTTTTTTTGTTTTGGCATCAATACTTTGAATCTTAACACCGTTTTCGTATATATCAACATAGTAGCCTACACCCACTGCTGGCCCAGGTTTGCGCTTACGTACAAAGATATCAGCACCAACTCCGGTAGGCTCCTCATCCTCTTTTAAATATTCAAAATCACCCATTACTGATTCCTTTAGAGTTTATTTTGGCTCATAATAACTTCGAATATCTCCTAAATCAGTTTTAGCATACGCTGCTTTTAAAGCAGCAGTATCTATTCCAGAAACGACAGTTTTTTTATAAACCAGGTTAAATTCGTTTTTAGTTCTAACTGCTTCAACATCTGCTGGAAGGTCTGCCACGCTTCGTCCTGATTGAACAAAAGGTAGTTTTCCAAAAAGATCTGTAGTATTATCATTGAGCGTCTGTTGTATTTCTGCAAGTCCGGTATTTTTATCAATAAAATCGAATAGAGTAAATCCTGCACCAGCCATATCAACAGTAACTTCGTTAATATCTTTTTCTCCTGCCAGTATATACACTACTTTTGTTTTTGAAACTCCGTTCTTTTTAAAATCGATGTAATATCCATTTTGATAGTATTGTATCTCCGATATTGCTTCTGGTTCTTTTTCTATCATTTCTGGCTGAACTTCCGGTTGTGCATCAGTCAATTCTTCTGCTGGCTCATTTGAGACATCTGCTCCTTTTCGAAGAACTACATAGCGGGATGACATCTTTGTTATAACTGGCTTTTGATTTTTTGCATACTTTTTCTCAATATCGTTTTTAACAGCTTCATCCAATATTTTTTCATATTCTTGCAGAACATTGGCATCGAGCACACCCTCGAATGTATCAAAGCTAACGCGAGCATTTAGTTGCTCTGGAGGGGCGAGCATATCAATGATGTTTGTTGACATACTTCCTTGTTTTTCAGCAATACTTATAGCCTCGTGAGAAGATATACCTTTAACGAAACCACCTGTACAGTTTATCCACAGCTGCTTTGCATTAGTACTAATATCGTTAACTATATTGATATCATCTATAATTGCAGATGCATACTCTATATATCGTATTGGATCATTCGGCTTGTTAATTAGTTTTATTGCTGCATTTGGAGATATTGATTTTCCCTGAAGACAATCTATAACTACCTGAGCATCCTTAAAATAACTAGGCATTTCCTGCTGCAAATCTCGTTGATACGGTATTCTTCTCTGGTCAATTGGTTTCCCTGGAATTGCTTCAGTTGCACCTATTTCGTCTTTAATTCCCGAACCGGCTTTTTCAGAATTGAGTATCGAATACAGTTTTGAAGATTTATCCATTAAAACATATAGAGTACCTGAATAGTCTCTCATGTATCTATAAATGCCCACAAAAGGGTTATTGGCGATGGTGTCATTTAAAAATTTCTCAAATACTTTAGAATTAAAGTCAGAAATGGGAACCCATCCAAATGAATCCATCGATGCGTTTCCAAGATACCGCATATTGAGAGTTGCAAGACCTCTCCCTGGTACTTTCTTTTTATGCTGCATTCCCTTTGCCATTGTATAACCTCAAGCAACTGATATCATATTTTCAAGTTTATTAATAAGTGCATCTAATTGATTAGCCAATCGTTTCTTTTCTTGAACAGAGCTGGCTAATTTAATTGATTGGTGAATATTTGCCATAATACGAAGAACTAAGTTTGCATCTTCCCCAAGTTCAGAAGCGACTTTTAGAATTCTACCAGGTATCATTTCGGATACAGCATCGAGAACTCCTGCATTAGGGCAAGCTGGTGTTGTTACAATTGATTGCTCGTAGAAAGCCATCTTCTGGAGCAGTTCAGCTACCTTTCGTCCTTTTATTCTATTTCCCCGATGATGCCGCAGGCATTCACAGAAATCTGCATCTTTCTTTATTTGTTTACTGCAGACAGTACACATACTGCTTTTAATAGAACATCCCATACTTGTATAAAGCCTAGTTGGATATGTTTCAAGAGTTCGTGCAATATTTGCTGCTTTCATTCTGTCTACACCGAAAAGAATAACAATGTTGGTATCACCATATTTATCCATGACTGGTGTTGCATCAAAAACTAATCCTATACTAAGCTGGGGGTCATGGCTGTTGTGGTTGACGTGCATCGCGGCATTTCTGAAAGTAAGATATCGTGGATTACCTTTTTCGTCATGATCCAT